TCAATAATCATTATGATAGCATTCGACACACCTACCTGTTACCTTGCTACATACCTTGTAGGTCTTGTACCTTTCGTATATTCTCAAAGCACAGGTATTGTATGTCTTACTCCACCATTTTCATCATAGCTTATAATCATACCAAGTAGCTGTTCACTCATATAATGGTTGTGGTTCTTCATAGACTAAATCATAATCAAGTGGCTTTGCTAACATTAGTAAGCCTGTAAGTAGTACTGTTATCATTTACAATATTACTCAGATAAATCACATTCGACAAACTCTCCTAGTTTCATAAATGCTTCATCACTACTTGATGCTATGAACACCATCTCATGGTTGGCAAATACTTCCCAGTAGTATCTATCACCATCATCTGTCTGTATGATATAGTATCATTTTTCTCTCAACCTATCTAATAAGGTCTTAAAGTTTTCATCTTGCATACTTTGTACAATTAAATGCTAAAATCTTTTCTTAGGTATAGCTTCACCACATTTATGTACTCAATTATTTTTTTGGCTTTGTTCTGTAAATTCTCATAGGTGGCTTTTATTACAGCCAACTTTAACTCCCTATCATAGAATTCATCATCACACATAGCCTTAGCCGTAGCATCTGTATAGGTTTTCTTCCCATCAGAATCTTTTCTTGACTTCAACTCTATAAGTCTTAAGCCATAATCCCTATCAAACTCCAACTCATTTTCTGTATATTTGCTTTTGAGTTCTATTACCTTATCTTCCATCTCATCTTGTAACCTTAAGAACTCCAACATATCATTTTCATTAAGCTGTAATCACTTTAGCTTAAATGCTTCATACCTATCTACTAGGTCTGTTATTACATTTCCCTCCATTATATAGTTTGTTTAGCAAATAAATTTCTTGGCAGGAAGACCTGTAATTCAAATCACTCCTGAGCAAATTGTTTACAATCTCCTGCTGTTAAAATTGTTTCTACATTTGTACACAACCTGCTACCATCCTCTTGCTTAACAACAATCTTCATCTTTGGATTTAGTATTTTCATAAGGTTGTAGTTGAATCAATAAGCATCTAGTTTTCTAAATATGTGCTTATTGTTTCTTGCTATAAACAACTCATTCTCATCAGATATAGTTCACAATTTCCTTGTTTCCTGTTTATCTCTAAGATACAAGAATATGTTCTTGCCTTTTTGAAATAACATATTTCCAAATTTGTCTTTTATTTCTGTTAATCTAAACATCTTCATTTTTCTTAAATTACTAAAATGGTAGCTTGTCATCCTTGGCTGTTTCCTGTTCTGGTTTTTTGTTCCCTATTGGTCAGTAATACATCTCCATAGCCAATTCAAACAATCTATTGCTTAAATAAGCTGCTTTTTGAAAATCATCCTCTCATTGATAAACCTTATCAAATGCGAGTTTTATAGCCATTCCAATCATTGCGCCTCTATTGTTGGCCTCTGGGTCCCATTTTCTTCATCACATAAATGGGTTCTCCTTAACTTCTTTCCATTTTTTTCATTCTTCAACTACTTCATAGCTTACTGTATCTCATACTTTAAAAGCATCAGATTTTTTCTTTCATAAAGTGATAAGCTCGTTGTTATCTAACTTCATTGTGATATAGTATACAGGTCAATGTTCTCATTTATTTCGTTCATTAACACCTGCAATTTCTAATATTTTTGCTGTTTTCATTGTTATTAATTTTTAAGAGCTAAATTAGGATAAGTTTGTAAAAACCATTGGACACAATCTATTCTTTTCTCAATATTATCTCCAAATAGTTTCATATACTCATCAAAGTTTTTAAACCCTATTCTCCTTAGAAAGAGTTTAAATAATGGTTCCTTTTCTCGTTTGGCAAATTTCTTAGGCATCTTGTTGATACTTAGATACTAAATTGCTAATAATCTCTACATTGACACGCATTCATTTCTTTATACGGTCAATCATTTCTTCTTGTACTTGCTTTCTAATTGTTTTATCTTCAATTGAATAAATTACTTGTTCAACATCAGATAGTTTTTTTCTCTGAATTCTTTTAATGTCTGACTTCATAATCATCACATCTCCAATTTTGATATAAGAATCAGATTTATTGAATAATTCCTCTACTTGTTCTAAGGTTGCAGGAGTTTCAAATATCTCTCAATCTTTACAAATGATATAAGTCAACTCCTTGTAGATTTTTAAATCATTCATTGTTTTTTAAACAGTTGGTAAAATTATTGAGCTGGCAGTAGCTTTTCAAATGCCAGCTTTACATTGTTGCATAAGTACTGATAAGTTCCTGTAAATATTCTCAGGACTTGTTATTTTACTGGCATAATACTTATTCTGAGAAATTACTCTTAAAATAATTTCTAATGTATCATACCATGTAAATTCTCATTTTTGTATACTTTCTAATTTGTTAAGTTTATCTATCAACAATTTACTATATCTTCTTCAATTTTGTTTAGTTCAATCTATTATTCATCCATTATAACTACTTATCAATTCTATACATTTATTTATATCTGGGTTTCAATAAACAGACACTTTTGTGTCTGTATCATTCTTTAGAATGATATTATTTTCTATATTATTGTTTTCTTTTATATTTTTATTTTTATATTTTATATTTTCTTTTTTGCTTTTTTTCGCTTTTGTTTCGCTTTCGTTTGGGTTTCAATTCGCTTTTTGTGAGTTTTCCCAATCTTTAATTGGTCTTCAACCTTTTTTTCAGTTAATAGAATTAGCATCAGATATAGCATGACCTTTATCTATTACTAATTTCATTTGTAAGAATATAGCATTTACTATTGAATTCTCTGAGTTCATTTCTTCTCAATAAATTCAATAATTGATAATCTCCCAAGCTACATCCTTAGCCAATCATTCATCTGCCTTAGCTAATTCTCTTAAACTATCAGCAAAAGATTTTAGAAACTGGAATCTATCTCTCGCCATCCCCAAAGAAAAATTTGAAATAAAACTCCCAGACCTTTCTTCATCAAATACAACCAACCAAAAATGGCGTTGTATATACAAATAGCCCTGCAGGTGTGAATAATGCTAGCAAAATACTCACAACTACTGTAACAACTCCTCTTTTAGTCATTTTTTTTTGAGTAAAGTAAAATCTGGGTCCCGACGTACCCAGATTCTACCACCAATCTAGATAGGTCAAGATATGACTCACACACACATCATACCTTGATTTATCTAAACTAGCTAGTATCGTGGTATGTGTGTGAAGCTATACCAAGTTACCATGTATCCATATGACATAAGCTCCTTGAATTTGTAGAACCTTTAGATACATTCATATTGGAGTAGAAATATAATTTATTTTATGAAATAATATATATTCAACAACCAATACTTTTAACTTGATTAGTTGTAATATATAAAACATAGAACGAAAGTAAACACATTTTTTAGTTTTTTTTCGTTCCCATAGATTGTCCAATTTAGAATTGGTATTACTTTATGCTATCATATTGATTCAACAACCATTCATCATTCATGTGGTAATACCTCAATGTGATTCTTGGGTCCTTGTGCCTCATTAATGCTGTTGTTGCCTGTTGTGATAGTCCACTATACACACATTTCATAGCAAAACTATGTCTTTCCATATGCATACATAATTTTTTATCTTCAGGTATTAATCAAGATTTTTTTAATTTGTTCACATATTTTGAGAAAATTATTCATGCTACTTGTGATGATATTTTCTTACCCTTATCCTTCTGTCCCATATAAAAAAACAAATACTCAATATTCTCATGTCATCTATATTTGTTTCTTACCAGTTCTTCATACTTTAATACCTTTTCCTGTAATTTCTTAGAAAAAAACACATTCTCATATCTTCATCATTTTACAAGTATCTTAAATTGCCTATTATCATTATGAAAGTCTGCAAACTTACATCTAATAACTTCACTCCTTCTTAATCCAGTTTCCCATGGTATTTCAAACAATAGTTGGTCTCTTAGAATAATATCTTTTCTATCAGGGTCATTATATATCACAGGTGCTTGTAGCAATAACTCATAATCAGCTTTAGACATTGGTGGTCTTATAACATCTTCCATCTTGCTTATAGGTATTTGCTCCCAATTAAAACTTAATCTTTCCCCAATCAATATCAGATATTTGAAAAACATTCTACAAGATACTATTAAATTGTATTGCGAGTTTTTTGATGGATATTTTCATATATTTGGTCAGAACTTAATTTTAGATACTTTATACTTAGCTAGAAAATCTATAATGTCTGACAACTGTATCTCCTCAATTTTATAATCTCTTCATTTCTTAACCATTAGATACTCATTAAGTTTTCTTATATGATAATAATGCCTTTTGTAAGCATTTCCGTTACTTATTATATTTTCCTCATAGTCTATATACTGTAATAGTAGCTCTATCATCTTTGTCATTTTGAAAAAACATAAGCAAATAAAATGTGTGTGGTTTTCATAAGCTTATGTCTTATATACTATATATATTTTCTTTTAAATGTAAACACTTTTCCGTGCTAGTTTGACTGATAAAATTAACATATGTATAATTATTCATCTCAGAAATTCTATAACGCTTAGATTTTTTTGTCGTATTAAATGAATTGGTATATCCAATAAATTTAGCTGTATCTTTGCAACTGAGTTTCCACATCTTTTAGCTTACTTCTATTAGCTTCATTCATAGCATGTAATTTATTCTTGTAATTTTCATCATTAGTTAAGTGCCACATAGAACTATTGTCTTCTATTCATCTTATTAAGATGGTCCTAAACTCATTCAATCTCTTAACATCTTCCAACTTATCCTCTGATACCTTAGTATAGATATAAGCATTAGAACTATAACAAGCTATCTCACTAAGTGTATGCTCCAATTCATATATGTTGTGGTCTGTACCTTTAGCACTATCTTTACAACATCTCTTCCCGTTGATTTTCCTTACATTGATAGCGTGTCAGAATGTGCTAGTACCAAACTTTGTACCATTAAGCACTAAATCTGCTTGGTAGTCTTTGATATAGGAGAAATTTCCCTGAAACGATGTCATCAAAGTGTATCACTTATCCAGTATGGAGTTGATAGTATCGTTATCTGCTTTCTCTACACGGTAGTATGCGACTTCTCACAAATCTTTGTGGTGTTCGTTCCAGTAATCTGCTACTAGCTTCACAGCAGCCTGCACCCACCATCCACTATCCTTTATCCTTCATCTAGTGTAGGAGAGTTCATCTATCTTTTTTATCTCATCTAGTGAAAACTCATAGTTATATAAGTCTGAGATAGCACCGATAGCTGAGAAAATAGTACAGCTTTTTTTACTCCGTGCTTGGTTGTACTGGTTATAAGCAAAGATGATATCATCCTGCTGCACTAGCTTAGGTAAAGCGTCATCAAATCATTCTAGTAAATAATCTGTAATTTGTTCACCAGTACCCAGACAACCATTTTCTATTTCTGGCATGTTAAAATATTTATTAAATAAAAATTCCCTAAAATCTTCTTTTGACCAACTATAGCCTTTCATACTAATTCCTCTCTAAAGCTAAGACATTTTGTATTTCACTTTTTATTATTCAATCGTATGCTTTTCTATTATAATAGTTGTTTATATAATTGTCGAGTACTGCCATCAAATCTGCTCTGAAATTGTCTGTTCGAATCTTCTCATTTCGTAGTAGTACTCTACATATAGCCTCTACTGGTGTGTCATTTCAACATCGTGTATGCCATCTACTATGTGCTCATATCTCAGTTTGTTGTATATTGTACTTGTTGGTTAATCATCACTTTGAAGATGGTATCAAATGGTGGCGATTAAATTCTTTCATAGTTCTATCATACTTTTCATCTAAGTAAAAGTGCAAATATTATTATCAACATTATTATTATTGATTTGATTAAGTTTTTTTCACTCATCTAGTTTTGTAAAAAATAAACTACTTACTAATTTTTTGTAGTTCTGTCTTTATCCATTGTAGGTCTGTCTTTATTTCTGCTAACCTTGCCTCAATATCAGCCTCATCTATTTTTTCCAATTTCTTTTCACAGTCCTTAAGTCTTCAGTTCAGACTACTCCATGTGGCTCATAATCAAAAAATAAGTACTACAAAGCTAATAATATTTGCAGGGTCTGTTATATAACTAAATCGATTTTCCATCTTCTTTATTTCAATCAACTAAAGGGTCAGCCTTAGATTCCCCTACTTTTTGTCCAAAGTAGAATGATATAACCATAAGCATAGCATTGTTAAATAGTCCTGTCTCCACTCAATTTAGTGTTAAATATATAGTCTGAAATGCTAATACCAATGTAAGTATTAAAAATACAAGTTTAGTCATAGACATTTTTTCCCAGAAAGTCCTCATTTTCTTATGATTATAAACTAAAACCTCTAATGATATTATATCCACAAAATTCAAAAAACAATAAAAAAGGTATGCCAATGCATACCTTGTTTTTACTTTCTTTTTTTACCCTTTCCACAAGCCATTAGTATGTTAGTTAGGATTTAAAACTATTGATATAATACTGTCCACGTTGAATCAGGTTGTACTGATGTGTTATAGAATGGTCTTATACATCTTCATTCATTGTTGTAATCTTGGTTATATCAATTTAATGTGTCATTAAACCAATATCCACCTGCATATTTAGCATTAACTCATTCACACGACCAATATATCCCTGTACTTCATCATCCATATGCTTCTCAATTATATCGCCTCTTATTACAGTAAGGCATCAAAAGATAGTCTTTAAATCCACTTCAATCACCTGATGTCCATGCAGATATACTTATACCTAGAGCATTCAAGTCATCTCGTTCTGTGCCTGATGGTACATGATACCCTGCATCACATGGTCATTGTTTAGCTGCATTAGTTCCAGTTACATTTCACCATAAATCTGCAACATACGTATTCATCCATCAGTTTGTTCCTGTAATAAATGGTGTATAGCTCCAATATCAATTCACCGTTCAAGGTCAATATCCTGTTGGATTAACCCTAGTACTGCTTTTTGTAACAGTTCATGTGAATGGATATGGATGGTTGTTTCACCATTGAAAGTAGTATCAGCAGTTAGACTCACTTAATGTATCTCAGTCGTGATATACAACAGTTGCTCATAAGTTTTTATCTGCTATGGTTGTCCAAGTGCTTCAATCACTAGATATAGAAATAAGTCATAAATCTGAACTATGATATATCCCTGCAGTTGTTATTGGTTGAATAGATGGTCGTACTTTTGTATCTCAAACATATACAGCACTTACTTCTGTATCTCAGATTTTTATTGCTTTTGGCTCTATCTGTGTTAGTGTCATCTTTTGTTTATAGAAATATAAATCTGATTATAGTCAGTAGTTTCATTTAGTGAGGTTATAGTATTCTAATACTTCTTGTGCCGTCCATGCTGCATCTTCGAATATCAAATTAGACATAACAAAATTACACGTTCAACTTATGTTAATTAACTGGTTATAGGCATCTTGCAAAGTACCGCTTCCTAATGTGTATTGAACTCCATCCTTATAACATACTAAATAATTATTTGCTACTGTTATTACTAGGTTTGTCCATTGTCATTGTGTCCACGGTGCAGATGCATAATAGTTTCTATTCTTGTACATATAAAAAGCTCAGGTATATTGGGCGTCCTTTACCATGTAGCATCAAGGCTGTGTTCTTAATATAAATATTTGAACATTACCTGTGACTTGAAGAGTGTCCACCTTAAACCATACAGATGATGTTTTAACTGATGTACTAGGGAAACTGTTAATCATTACACTTGAATTGAAAGACCTACCTAAAGTCTCTTGTGTTCAACTTACACTTAATGATGTATTTCATATTACATCTATTGCATCACTAGAGAATGGGTAATAAGCCAACGTATTAGCTCATGGCTGCCAACTTCAATCCTCTTTCCACATATAAATAGCCATCTGTTACTAGAATACATAATAAATCGTATTTGCATCAGGAGTAATTAAGGCATATTCTGCTTCTGTTCAAGCTCGGATTTTTGTTACAGTTGTTGTTGTACCTGTAGTATCGTTTTCTATTCATCCACTAGGTGCAGCCCATGCATATCCTCCTGCTGTTTTTGTTAATACCTGATTTGTAGTTCATGCGTTAGAGGGTGAGAATGCTGTAACAGTAACTGCTCAAGTGCTTCAGTTTACACTAGTTACTCAGGTGTTACTTACTACATTACTGCTTATACTTATCCCTGTACCTGCTGTGTATTCAGCCCCTAGTAAGTACTCCTCTCAGTTGTATGTTATGCTTGGTACTCTTGTTGCCATCTTATGTTAAGAAAAGAAATAAATCTGATTATAGCCCATAGTTTCACTTTGTTTGATTATAGTAGGTCGTTATTTCATCTGCTGTCCATACTTTACTCTCTATTATGTATTCAGATAATACCATATTTACAGTTCCTGTAGCTAATATTAGTGCCGCTATGTCCGCATCATTAGATGCACCACCACCACTATAAATACTATATTCTGTTCAGTTTATATAACCCTTTATAGTACTGGTACTTCAGATTTTTTCTCTTGTCATTGCTAGCAAGTACCAGTTTCCTGTAGTTACTACTCAACTTCACGCTCTATAAGTTATGTTAGGTATATATAGAGAAAAGCACGGTGCGTTAGACGTTCCCGAGATGAAGAAATTTAGGTTTCATGATGTGTTTCTAGCTACTTGTACGTAGTTAGAAGAACTAGCCGCATCTTTATTGTTGATATACATCCATACAAGCGTTGTACCTACTCCAGTTGGTATAGAAGACAGTTCTGATTGTTGTGTGAACAATCTACCTACTGTCTGCTGAGTTCACGTATAACTTAGTGTGTAGTTTCACATCACATCTAATCAGTCTTCAGCTAGTGGGAAGTATGCTATTGTGTTAGCTGATGGAGTTCGTGGGTGTATTATTCATTCAATAGGTGCATAGATAGTGTTTGTATCTAGCGTTCACAAGTTATCAAAGTCTGCCTTATCTCATAGCCATAGTTTTACTCCTGTACTTAATAGGTTTCCTGTATCTGTACTTACTTGTACATCTCATCCACTTACCGTAGCCCAATCATATCCGCTAGCTCATTTAGTTAAAACCTGTCATTGTGTACCTGCACTATCAGGAGAAAAAGAAGTCGGAACACTACCTCAGTCTTTTATTAGTTTTCCTGTAGCTCAGTCAAATACTGCTAAGTGTCAATCCGTACTACTAGCAGGTCATATAACATCTCAGCTTCATTCTCAATCTGCTCAGTCTTGAACTTGAAATGTATCTGTAGTTCAATTAGTTTCTGTGATGGTCACAGTTGTGGTCTTTCAAGCCTTACTGCTAGTTATAGATGATATTCAGTTACCTGCAGGTCAAGTAGGTCATTGTGGTCACGTAGCACCAGTAGCACCCGTTGCTCAAGTGTCTCCTTTCTCTCATTGCACACCTTGTGGTCATTGAGGTCAGGTTTCTCCTTTAGGTCATTGAATACCTTGAATCCCTTGTGGTCATTGAATTCATTGGTCTCATTTCTCTCACTTTAGGTTAGAGTACTGTGCTTTCTTGATTTTGTTACCATCCTCTGAATCACTAAATAGGATGTAATCATCCTGTGCCATCGTTAGCTTCTCTTCAAAGTCTACTGGAAATATCTTTGCCATCTAGTTGTAGTTAATAAGTTAAATAGACTTTCTTTTCTTTCGGAAAGTCGCAGGTATCTGTTTTCATTCGTTAGCTAATATGTAGATAACTTCATCATTCTCATCTGCCACTAGTGTGTACGCATCCTGTAGTGGTGTCATATAAGTGATTGGTCTTATCCTTCAATCCCAGTCTGTGCTGACTTCTGGTCTTTTTCACCACGTAGTAATTGGTTTAGTCCTTGCAGTCCATGTAGTTACCATATTATGCTAGTAGATATAAATCTAATGTATTATACACTAGAATTTCAAAAAGCAATAAAAAACAATAGGGGAGGAAACTCCCCAGAGATTAGACTTCTTCCTGTATACCATCTGTCATTTGCAAGGCGGACTTATTCATAAACTGGATGTAGTAGTTTACGTGTCCACAGCTGTGACAGGGTGCTTTTAGGGAAAACTCTACTTTGTTCAGCATCGGAACACCAGAGCTTACCCAAGTGGAGTTACCTGGAGAAACCTCGACAGGCTTTTTACAATTCTGACATTTCTTGTACACCTTATCCAAGTAGGAGGTGTAATATTCTTCCTGTGTCATAGTTGTGTTGTTTTTATGTTTAACTAGACACAGTATATCCTGAAAATTCAAAATACAATAAAAAAGCCTAACACTAGGTTAGACTTCTTTAATAAATATCTTTAGTATCAATACGCTAATCATACCTAACAACATAACAATTCATATTGCTATCAGGACAAATTTTATATTACTTTCTTTATAGTCCTTGTAGAACTTATCACTATTTAGTGGTGGTGTTACAGTATTAGATATTGGTTTAGTGGACTTCTTTTTCTTTCCTTTGTATGTATTTTCTTTTATTTCAAATATACTTATTACTGCCGCAGCTATAAATCATAATGCCAAAGCTCAGATTATTCCCATCTGGTTGGTTATAAGATAAAGACATTTAGACTATAATAATTTTAGTACAGTTGTAAATATTATTTTTCAGAATTATCTATGAAATTTTTATTTATGAATCTTAGAGCATCCCTTACATTGTCAAACGTATCGCTATTCAATATAGTTCAATCCGTAGCATTTGTAATATCTACATTAACTTCAGATATTTTACCGTCTGCAAATCTTTCTATTCATTCAATCTGGTCAGGTGTCAATTTATAAACAGTATCTATATCTAGCCTTCAATCGTCGTAATTCACTCTAACTAGCCCCATCTGTGCTTGTAGTGCGTTTAGTCAATCTGTTGCATTTTTGAAGCTCTCCATATTATCCTCTCAGAATGCAGTATACGCATAGTCTCTATGGTCTATATCTCTGAAGTTTCCTTTTTTTCTTCAGTTTCAGTTTATCCACCTTCCTTCATTATCTACAAACGCAGCCTGACTAGGATTGTTTGTCGTACCATATTCATCTATTATAGCATCCTCCATAACTTTTATTCTAGATGGGGATTGTTTAGTGTATAAGTCTGATTTAGTATCTGTTGTATCGTTTGGCGTTTTATAGTTTGCTGGCACATCTCATACTTCAGATATTTGCCCTGCTCTGATAGCTTGTCCCCCAGGAGTCACTCTAGTAGGAGATGTATAGTCTATAGGCTCTTGGTTGTCGTATCTAGAATCATAAGGTAGGGCAGGATTCATATCTCTAGCCTTCTCTAGCCATGCATTAAACTGTTTCTCATTCTGCACTCTTGATAATTCCTCTGCTAACATTGCTCTATTTACATTAGATTGTTGTATCTTCTCCATGTCTACCGTTGGTCATTCCTCTATTTCTCTACCTCATAAGTAATTAAGTACATCTACTAATCAATTCTGGAACCAAGTACTTTGATATATTTTCTTTCCGACTAAACTCTCAATTCATTTAATATTCAAACCACCACCTGCAGCAACTATCCAATCTGTTAGTGTAATAGGGTTGTTTCCTTTTACTCCACTCTGCCAATCACTAGCATTATCTAGTATGTATTTAGTAAGTTGTGTTTCCTTGTTCAATTCCTTCAAGTTATCTAGTCCTGCTTCCTCTGCTACCTGTTGTTGCCATTCTCTTAAAGCAGTATCTCTATTTGTAGCTGTCCTTGCTTTCTTACTATTTGATTTATCTTTAAGATAGTCAAATATTGTAGTTCTCTCATAGAATCTCTTTATTTCATTAATCTCAGGCATCGTTAATCATCATTCAGTATTTTTCCTTGCCAACTTCTGTAGTCTTCCTGCTTGTTTATCCTCAGTATCTGTAGCATACTCCACAACATCATTAATAACTTTATCCAATTGTTTAGATTTAAATCTTCACTCTATTGTTTCCATAGCCTCATCCACTTGGTCTAAGTTCTTAGTTAAGTGGTCTGCTAAGTCATCTAGTGTTTTTAATCATCTCTTGTTTTGGAATTCTCATTGCTCTATACCACCTGACATTTGTCTAAATTTTTCTTGTTGTTTCTTTGTCATTCTATTTATATTCTGTACTACTCTATTAGCTCATTCTCTTAGTCATTCTTGTACTTTACCTGGCACATCTCACATATCCCTTACTACCATTTCTGCCTCACCAACTACATCTCAAGCTACTCTACTAGGATTAAATGCAGCATCTCTAGTAATATTTACTAATCCTGCTGTTTTGTTGTATCATCTATTATCAAACCAATCAGATACAAAATTCAAACCTTGATTTATACCTCACGCTGTTTTGCTAGATATAGCATCTGTGACATCTCTTATATCTCTCCTCTCTACAGCTCATCATGTAGCTTTATTGAATACCCAGTTTAGTTTATCTCACCAGTCAACAATATCACTAGCCAATCATACAGGGTCTGTATTCATAGTATTTGCTATAGCATCAACAGTACCATATCTATTAATCATAGCCTGTTGTCCATCCTCTGTAAAGAAAGTCTTCAATAGTCAGATTTTAGTATCTAGTGGATTTGTTGCTCATCTCACCTTTGCTGAGATAGTTTTTAAGAAACTTCATGGTGCATTTACTACCATCTTAGCAAAGTTAGGATTATTTGCTCCCATCAATGTCTCAGGTGCATCAACTAAATGCTCTCAGAAATTCGCTGTTTGATTAGCAACGAAAGCCTGAAATGCATCTTTATCATTTTCTAGGTTTAGTGGTGCATAAGTTCTATCTTGGTTTATATCTTTCATCTTTTGTATACCAACTCACAAAGCCTCTGCATAGTTTTCTAAACCTCACCAACTTCATCCTATAAAGTTCAATAAGTTTTTGTTTAGATTTGTTAGTTTTTTAGCACCTTGTACTATTAAGTTATCTCACTCCTTTTCCTCTGTATTAAGTCCTCATAGTAATTGATTTCCCCATTGGTTTCTTTCTACTCAATCTTGTGGCATAGCTTCAGAATAATCTGCTAGGTATAAACTATTTACCCTATCCAAAGCATCTTGGTCTCACATCAATCAGTCCCATATTAATTCATAAGCATTCCTATCATCCTTTTGCCATTTCTTGTCTGTTCAATTCTTTACCATGGCCTGATACCTGTTATATAGGCTTGATAATTCATCTTCCGATAAGTTGTTCATCTTACTAGCAAGATTTTCTACTTGTTTATGGAATGTAACTACTGGTATCTTTTGTGTAAGTCCATCTACTAATGTAGTTAATCTTCATACAATATTTAACTTATCTACTGCATTTGAAGCCTTACCTAGTCGTGTATCATTACTCATCTCAGACTGTTTATTAATCACCTCCTGCATACCTCATACAGAACTATCTGGTGTTTCTGGTGTTCCCATAGGTGTCTCTAGCCCTCATTGGTATAGTAATTCCCTATCTCAATTATTTAAATAATTCACTAAAAGCTGTTCTCAGTTTGGTATTTGATTTATCCAATCGTTAAATACTCACTCATCAGGTGCTGTTGGGTCTAGGTTAAACTTTTCCTTGACTTGTTGTGCTAGCTCTGTAACTGTCAATTTTCCCCTGGCCATCATCCTAGCATCTTTGTCTTGGATTTGTGATACCTCATAGCTTGCATTGTTTATATATTTTCTCCTATCAGAATTCTTTATCTCATTCTGTACTATTGGTAGTGCTTTTAAGTATAGTTCATCCATAGCCTTCTCCTTATCACTACCAGTCAATCACAATGCATCTATCTTGGACTCCAATTTCCTGTAATTAGTTTCATCAAACCCAGCATATCTAGGATTATATGTTATAGGGTCAAGATTAGTTGTAGTCCCTCCTGGTATGCTGTGGGATTGGACATAATTGTGTAGCTTTGTGAATAGTTGTTTTGTGTCTTGTGCCATTATATAAAAGCATTATATTATAAAATTATCGGTATACTGGTTGTCCTGCTATTTGAAATACTGTACTTCATACTCATTGGTTACCATATTTAGCATATAGATTTTCTCATATTGTTCCTGTTCCATATCCAACATTATATGAGTTTGTTCCATATAATTGATTTACCATATCCAATGGCAATACAGCCTCAGGTGTTAGTCAATACTTATCAATAGTTACCCTTGCTCTTTCAGCTACCTGTCTTTGATAGTTTTCTGCATTCTTTGAGAATGTATGTGCCGTATCAACTAAAGACTTTAAATTGGCCTTTGTTATACCTGCTCATCATTTAGTAATTTGTTTTACCTTTGATGCCATCTTATCCAATAGCGCTTGTCCATCAGAAGTTCTTGCATACTCTCACTCCCTTACAACACTAGACTCATCGAGAATCTTATTGTATGCTATAACTAATGCCTGTGAAGCAGCGTTTAAATTATCATCTACCATAGCATAAGCATCATCCATTTTCTGTACCCAGTTTATCGTAGCAGTAGCATCCTCTGTGGCTTTATCGTATTCTTTTCTTAAGCTAGACTCCATATTTGCTATCTTTGTAGGGTCTGTTAATATAGTTGATTTAGTATATCCACCCTCTTGTAATTGAGACGCTTTTAATCATACAGCATTTAATACATTATCTCCGTATGTTTTAGCAATATCTGAGTAACTTCTTTCATTATTTATATAGTCTTTTGCTAGTTGTGTTATTTGACTATCACTAAGACCACCTACTGTTGTTTCAGTAGTTGCTACAGACATACCACCATCCAATACTGGTGCTGCTCATTTACTAGGGTCAAAGTATCATTTAAGTACAGGTGCGTTAATATCTACCCATCTAGTAGTTGTTGTTTTCTCATCTCATTTTAGGTTACTCTCCAATAGCTTTACTCTACCTCTCTGGTAGTCTATCTCTGTAACGATACCCACGTGTCCATATTTTTGTGCATTATCACTTACTGATTTTACATTAGAATAATCGAACACTGCAATACTTCATACTGATAAGTTATTTATGTCCCTAGGGTCTACATTGATAGCATTTGTTTTATCTTTTACGCTATTCTTAAATACCCTATCTAGTCAAAGACTTTCTAGATAGTTGTTTACAAAATAACCACATTGTCATCCATAACCTCCTGATTTATACTTATTCATCCAATTATATAGTCCTTGACTAAGATAGTCTTGGCTAACTGGATTATAGCTTATTCCTCAAGGTGTTGCCTGTGTTGGTCCTGTTACTCATCCATATCTAGCATTAAAATCATCAGCCGTCATCATTTCTCCATTATATACTACATACTCCTTGTCTCATACCTTATATGATTGTATATTCATTCCTGTTGTTGTATTTGTAGCAGGTCTGAAAGTCTGATTGTACATGTATTTGTATTCAGGTTTCTGTTGTATCTGTTTGTTTATCTTTGTTAATTCTGCTCCTAAATCACTTCAACTATCTATTGCTTTTAAGATATCCTGTGCCATCTGTTCTGCACTCCTTATCATAGGGATGCCAGGATACTGAGACAATAAATTCTGCACACTTGTTAATGCTGCCTTATATCTAGTCTGATAATCCTTAGAATTGATGTTACCATTCTGATACTCTTGTTGTTTTACCCAATAATCCCACTCTCTTTGTGCTTTTTGGTCATTAGTCTCAAAGTTCATCAAGTCTAGTGCAAATCCTAACTCTTGCATCTGTTGGTTTCTCTCTTGTTGGTTTATCTGATACTCTTGTAACTGCATACTAAACTCATTCTGATATTGCTGCATCCTGTTGTTATACTGTGTAGCGTATTTGTTGTATTCAGAGTTAAGTGTCCTTAGTTGGAGTTGTAAGTCATAACTCCTATCTGCTATAATGGCGTTTATCTTACTTCTAGAGGCTCATGTCCATGCGTATTCAGCTTCTACACTTTTCTTAATAGCATCTAAATCTGATTGGATATTCTCTATCTGCTCTTGTACCTCTGTTGTCTGGTCTGCTAGTGCAAGCATCTCAGGTGATTCCATCTTGTCCTCGTACTCTCTGAAGATGTTACTAGCAGCACTAGATGTTTCTCAGTTCATAAACTTAGTAAAAGTCTGCATAGCCATATTGTATGCCATATCTTGCAAACTCATTCACGTAGTATCAACACCTTTATCATCATCGTATGCTGCTACTATGTTTCATTTGTTTATCTGTGCTTGTAACTCTGCGTATTTCTCAGGATTAGAGATTCTTAAACCTTCTAAATCAGCAGCAGAAAGCTGACCATCCTTATATTGTGTATACAAGTCTGTTGTAGGTACAGATGATAGTTGGAGTTGTGATTGATATCAGTTATACCATGTATCTAGTAGATTCTTTTGCTCATCATTCCTAGAATCATAACTGAAATTCCTCTTGAATGTATCATAATCTGTAAAATATTCAGGATTAGTTTGTCTATAGTTGTTTAGATTGTTCCTGATTGTGTTTAGAGCGTTATCAGAAGTCTGATTGTAGTATTCTTGCGATAGTGGTTTCATTGCACCTTGCTGTTGCACATTGCTAACGGTATTACCTGCTGTTTGTGTTTGTTGTTTAGGCTGTTGTACATTCTGTGTCTGTGTTGTTTGTTGTGAACTTCTACCACTAGGGGTAGATTGTTGCTCGTAGTATCATGATGTAGGATTATATGTATAGCTTCAGCTGTTAGAACTAGTAGAACTTGAAGAACTTGGTGTCTGTTGTTCATAGTATCCTGTAGATTCGTTATACACATAATTACCACCACTACTTGAAGAAGAACTAGAAGAACTAGAACTAGGTGTGGTTGGTGTATAGTTCTGTACTACATCATTTGCATTCTGACCTGAATTTACAGCTCAGACCATAGCATCTATCTGCTCCTGTGAATATCACTTGTCTAGTAAGACTTGATTGTAATCTTTTGCCATTATAGGTATGTATTATGAATTAAAGTTGTTGGATTGTCATTGTTGGTTGACCTGAAAATGAGAAGTTCATATTTGTGTTATATCACGAGTAATAAAATTCTCATCCTAGTTCAAGCTCATCAAATTTCCCTGCATTAAAGATGAATGTTACTGTTTCTGATTGATAAGAGCCTGAGAATGTTTTTGTATAAACCTGTTTCCCTCAAACTAATATGTATACAGTTCAACTAAAATCACTTCATCATGACCCCCAAAAAAGTGTACATTGATACGTTCATGCCTGAGGTATCCTAACACATCCATTCTGCATTATAAACTCAGTATTCCCAGTCTGACTAGTTATAGCTAAGTCTTGTGACTTTAGGTAATAACTATCTCTATCTGTAACCCCCTCTCTGTAAAACCATTGCACGTTTCCTGTTGCCTGGCAATTACTCACGTAATGTCATCATCTAGTCTGCCTTCATTCTATTATCTTACGTGAAGAAGTACCCACAGCTTCAATGGTATCTAGGGTACTTTCATCATATATCTCTATTCACGTTTGTACTTCCTGCATTATCTATCTAGTGACTTTATAAAACTACATCATCTATATCTGAATGCATACTGAACTCGTATACTTCAGGTGATAGCCTCCTATCGTTACTGTTTAACTCTATAACAAATTGTATCTTGTATCGATATGGCATATTACTAGAGATGAAATCTTTACCAAATACTAAATCTGAGCCATAAGTCTGATTCTCACTTTCTATCGTTTTGATGTGGCACATATTATCAAAGTTGTATCCTACTACTATGCTGTCATCTCATTCTCAGCTTACCTTAGTCAATGTTGTATTTGCTACTCCTGAGTAACTTCATCCATCACTTACTGTAGCGAATGTTATTACTCATTCTGTAGTATCTACGTTTATTACTCTTGCAGTTGTGTTATTGGCTACTTCGTAAACATCTCATAGGGATGGTCGGACAGTAGGTGTTGTTGTTGGTCGAAATCTCCAAAAGTATGTATCATCTACAATAGCGTATAGTTTGATGTTACCTACGCTTGATGCTACATTCTTATATCAGATTTTTAGTTTCTCTAATGACTTCTTTGTAGAAAGTCTGTCCCAGTATATTGCTTCTGTTACTAGATATCATGTAGGAGTGTATATCCTGTTATCTACGTTTCCTATGTAGTTGCTTCAGTCTGTTGTTAAGGCTATTCCTAAGAAATGTCCCCTTTGTCATACCACTATGTTTGTACTTCATGTTGCATACTTAATAGGTCTAGTCCATGAGCTTCTTAATCATGGCACATCGTATCCATACTTATACACTCAGTCACATCATGGGATGTATAGACTATCTAGGAAGATACACATAGAGTTATCAGATTTTACATCGTTAAAGTCAAATCTCTTATGTGGGTTGTAATGGTCTTCCTCTAGATAATATCTAGTAGTAGGTATAGCTAACTTTGTTGCTATCAGACTTCTTTGGTATCAACTAACAGCATAAAGTCTGTACTCGTATCATTCTATACTTCCACTAGTCGCTCAGGATGTAGTAAGCACGTAAGATATAGTTTCTGTTCATGTTACTCATTTTATGAGCAATCATTTCCACTCAATAACTTCTGTAGCAACAGCATCTACTCAGTTCCAGTAATACTGCCTTGAATCATATCCATCTGTTGCCCATATAATGATATTTCACGCCTGCTGTGTCATTGATACTATGTTGAAGTTAGCATCTATTATATCTCTACTCCTTTGTCCCCAATCAACTAGGCTTGTAATAGTAATAGTATGTCAGCTTGCTATATATAAGTCTCATTCCCAAACAAGAGCAGGGTGTCTTTGAGAGTCGTTTCAGTTATAGACTGTTTTGTTCGTAGTAATAGCTGTCATATCATATTGATATGCCTCTACACTCTCTATAATTCAATCAAATTGAGATGTAGGAGTTATTACTAGTGCGGGAGTTGCTGTACATCTTAGAGTTAAAACAAATATTCCATTTGTTCTATCATTTACTGTACTGCTTCCATTTCCTAGTGTTAGTGCTAAGTTACCGCTAGTCCATCCCTTAACTTTAACCACCACTCTGAGAAAATCATTGTTTGTGAATGTTCCTGTTGGTGTGATACTCAATGTACCTGTTTCTCATGTCGTATGTTCCATTCAATCATCTCCTAATGTCCATCCTGTTCCTATAGTTCGTGGTGTAGTGTCAGAGAAATCTGTATCAGAAAGGAGTTGCGTATTTTCATCGAATAGGTTTTCATAATCTAGCACCTCAAAGTACTCCTGTTTTATCCCTATGGCATATTTTCCATACGTAATTCAGTTTAGATATCATGTCCCTAGTGTTCCTGTGTAATGGGTAGCATACAACGCTCCTTTAGCTTCAGCATTCCAAAAATCTTCTGTTTCTACTCTACCATCTGCAGTAAATCACATAAATCCATAGTTATTACTAGCAACAATAGCCGTTGCATATCCATTCTTTCTTGTGTTTATAAGATATGGTCTGTATCTGTATCAGAGTTCAAACCCTTTTGTAGAGTAACCACTAGATATTCACTCTGAATAGTAATAACTACCTCAAGCAAATTCATCTGCTGAGATACCCTTTGTCCAATCTTGTAATGTTATATCCTCTCTTTTTACTTCAACCATGTTTTTATTCTAAGAATCATAAATATGGGTCTTCAACTAAGTATCGGCTCTCATTATCAAAGCATCACTCAGTCTGCATTTGCTGTATAGCTTGTAAGTAATATCCTTCTCGTAGTTGTTGCTTATCAAATACTTGTTTCTCTCAAAATACTAGAGAATTCAGACCTTTAACTAGGATGTTATGATACTCAGGTGCTAGTTTTATCTCATCAGATGTACTTGTTAATTCTAGGTCTAACGGTATGTATTTTCATTCTAAGCGTAATCATCCTGTAATGTTAGTCTCTGGTATAGGATAGATAAAGATACTTCCATCTCTTAACACTCAATATGGTTTCTTATTCTTGTTTATCTCATAGTTCACATTGATACTAGCATCATAGATAGGAATCCTTTCATCCTTTCACTCGTGAATATAAAAACAATCTAACACCAACTTTAATCAAGTCTGAGTGTCAGATGGTTGTGGTATGATATACTCTTGTTGTCCTGCTATTATGTCTGTTGTATAACTCTGCCGTGTGTATTTCTTAGCGTTAACTGAGAGTCTAGAAAAGATATCCTTGTATGTGATGTTTAGGTAGTTTAGGTAATCAGTATCTGAAATCTGTCCTGCAGATGTTCATGTCTGTTTCCTTGATAAATCTATGATTGTTGTTACATCCATTGTTGCTTAGTATGCTATATAAAAGATTCATTCTAAGAGGTGAGTTTCCCCACCCCTTATATATGAAGCTCTTATCATTAAGCAGCAACTTTGATTTTAACCATTCTCTCTTTTCCTTCTGTGAAAGTTTTAACTCCGTAAAGGCAAGATATGATGTAGTAATCAGCTTTCTGTTTAGGTAATGGATTCTTTCTAACATCTATGTTTTGTTGCATAACCAAATCAATAGCTCCTGGGCGGCAAAGTAATGCGTGGCATTCTTCAGCACCAACAGTTATTGTAGTATCAGGTGTAGAAACTAATACATCTCCTGCAGTAGTCAAAACTCCTGTACTTCCATCTAAGTTAGCTCTAACATTCTTTAATTTAGCTCTATCAGCAGCAGATAATTCTACGTATGTAGTTCCTGCTCCTGCTCATCCATTTACAGCAGCAGCTAAGTTAGTCAAAGCAGCAGCATCGTTAGCTCCTTTCAAAACTTCTCATGCAGCACTTGGAGAAGAAGATACGAAAGTGAATTTAACTCCACCAACTGTAATTTCATCTGTAGCAACTACAGAAGAGAAACTAATAGTTCTTGAGTGCATTACATTGTTTGAAGAATATACTTTGTATCCTGCAAAGTTTCCAGCATATCCATTTTTAAGAGCCAAGTCTGCTAATGAGAATCAGTCTTGTGCAACAGTTTGAGCTATGATAGAAGCAATCTTAGGAGATACTACTAAAGCCCATGTTTTATCCATTTCACATCCGTTAGCTGTAAGTTTAGCACCTGCAGTCATAACAGTATTAAGACAGTTAGAAGTAGATAAGCTGATTGCTTGTCCTGCAGTTCCTCCGATGTCTCCTGCATCCATAGATACAACAGCGTTTACAACTTCTGATAATACTTTACCATCAATATCGTTAGCCAATCTGTAAGCAGCTCTTTCTACGTAAGAGTTCTCAAGGTCATACTTCATTTGAATCCAATCTACTTCATCTATTGCGAAAGAGATTTCTTTTGATTGGTCGATGTCTAAGTATTCATCTGTTCCAACTAAGTCTTGCTGAGTTGTATCAGTGTACTTAACATAGTCATTAACAACTAAGTCATTAGGGTATGGTCTGTGAATTCTATCACCATACTTTAAATCAGGTTGTTCTTCGAAAGAACAAATTTGTGTAGCTACCAAAGCGTTGTGAGTTAAGTATTGAATTCTACGACTCCATAGCTCAGGCACGAAAGCGGCAACGTTATTAGTCATTTGTTAATAAAATAGTAAGTAAAAGGTTTATTTCTTACCCCTTGCCTTCCATCGTTCATCAAACTCTTTGTCTGACATCTGCCTCCAATCTTTTTCTGGTTCTGGGTCTTTAGTGATACCATCAACACCAGGATTAGATGGTTTCTTAGAAAGCAATTCGGGTTTGTTCTTAGCAAGATACAAATCAAAAGCATCATTGACATTCATACCATCATACTTGGCTTGAATTTCTTTGATTTCTTTTTCAACCTCTCTTGCTGTTGGGTTGTTTTGGAAGAATAATTTTTCCTCAACTTTCTTATCAATGTAGCTATCATCGATTTCAGTTGGAGCTTTATTCTCCTGTGCTTTTGCACTTTTAAAACGAGATTTCCATTTCTCTACATCGGCTTGTGATTTCTCATACAAGGCTTTGTAGTCAACATCTCATTCTACCTCTGTGGTAGTTGTTTCCAGATTTTCGTTTTCTTCTGGCATCGTTACATTTGGTTAATAATAAAGCGTCATAACCGTAGCTGAAGTAGATTTGTTGTTGCATAAACCTACAAACTGCGAATATGTTAGGTGGTTAACCTCTTGGCAATGGTGTCTCTCTTTATCGCTGATGACTTTCGAGTTATTATATTTCTTGTTTGAACATATCATTTATTAAATCCACTCTCTCTTGTTCCTCCATCTCCTCTATGTCTTCCTCAGGATTATAGTTAGGATTTTCTACTAGTTGCTGTGGTAGCCTTTCCACTACCCATGCTAGACATCTCATTTCAGCTCTTAATAAATCTGATTGCGTTAAATGCTCATCCTTTACATCCATACAGTCTCCATAGACTATCTTGTTTGCTATTGCTATCTGCCTTTGCTTGATAGCTTTTTTAACTTCCTCCCATCCTTTTGTCTTGAGTAAGTCCTCAATCTTTATCATTTTTTCATTGTTTGCCATTATGCTATGTTAGAATCTAAATTGACTGTATCTCTAGTAATTAGTTCATCCTTACTAGGCTGTCATTGAGACATCATTATGTTAGCTGCACTATTAGCCATCTCATTCATTCATGGCATTGTTGGTGTTTCTCATAATTCTAATAGTATGTTGCTTAGCTTATCTAATAACTTATTCTTTAAATCTCCATCATCAGCCTTTTGCATATACAACCAAATAGTATAGAAATCTACATCAGTTCTTTTAAATAAGCTCTCAGGTTCAACTCATAGATTAACCATATCTACATAGTTCTTGGCTATCCTTTCATCAGCTGTATAACTAAATATTGAATTCACTGTGTTTGGTTTTAGTCAATTAGCTCTTAGATATAGTCTCTTGAATATTGCTTTGTTTACAGGCTTTATTTCTGGGTCATTAACTATCAATGGATATAATGTCATCAATGTATTCTTTTGCTTTTCATTCATAGCACTTATATCCTCACTAGCACCTACCATTATATATGGCATTTGCTTTGTGATAAATTGGTCTTTTTCTAATGTTTGTCCTGTCCATTCAAAATCAGTATTAAGCAACACCCATTTCTTTTCTCAATCCTTAAAGTTCTCAAGATATCCTCTCCATCGTTGGAAATAATACTCCCTATAAAATCGTTGCTTGATGGTATTCTTTATTGATAACTGCATGTTAGCATTAGCTTGTAACTGTTGTGCTTCTGCTTTAGTCATAGACTTATCAGGCATAATTCATTGCTGCAAGCTATCTATCTTTGAATCGTATTTAGCCTCATTCTCTAGCCAAGACATCATGTTCCATACATCAGTCTTAATCTGACTCTGTGGCAACTCGTACATAGCATTCTGTATTGGTTGTGTTCCTATCTCGTTTTCATCAATAAACAAAAGCCTTTGGTCTCGTGTCTTCTTTTGTAATTCTTCCTTGTTCTTAATAAGTCTACTATTTACCAAGAAGTCTCATCCTGTAGCCTCTCTTTTAGCTTTCATAAGTGATAGGTTGGCTAATATTGATTTAGCGTTTTGTTTATCTTCTATCTTATCACATATACTTGTACCAAATGGATTTCATCTAACTGGGTCATAGTAGTTAAGCATAATAGGCCATGGTATCAAACTTGGGTCTAGTTTTTCTTCTTTAGTTACTGGTTGTAATTCCTCCTTATAGAATATCTCACTAATATCTGAGCTACATACAAACTTCCATTTTCTTCCATCTATTATTGTATAATGTACATAGATATCTAAGGCCATATTGTCTGTGATTTCATCCACTATGATTGGTCCTGTACCTGCTTTATTTGAATAAGCCTCTCTTGTTAATTCGCTTTCCATGTTGTACATCTTAGCAAACCATCTATTCAAGGCTCTTTTATCATACATATTCTTAACATCGTGGATATTTGTTAGCATACAGAATCCATGAAATCTGTAGTTCTTTCAATCGAATTGTCCTGTCTGTGTTGGTAATGGGTCTGGTATCCAACTAAGTGGATTTATAGCTTTCCAAGTGTTACATAAAGTATCGTGGTCAAATCAAGTTTTGTTTAGGATACCAACTCCAAAGAAAAGGCTGTCTTGTTCTACTTGGTATTTAAGCTGCTGTGTTGCTCATTCCCTTTCATCGAACTCTGCTACGGCGTTTAAGTTCTCTGCCTCTTCCTCTCAAATCCATCCTGTTCTTGATACGAACTTACACTTAACTCCGTTAGTAAAGAAACTAGCGATAAGAGTATCTATGTAGTTCCCTATCATGTTGATGTTGATTATTTTCCCACCATTCTTTGTTTGTGGGTTTCGTTTCATAATTCTGTCCCTGTATCTAATCCTTACAGGTCTAACATAGTTTAGCCCTAAAGCATATTCTCTTTGGATTTGATTTAGTATTCCTGATTTGTTCATACCTAGTATGTAATATAAATTCAAATTGTATTATATTCTGAAAATTCAAAAAGCAACAAAAAACTAATATAACATATCATCAAAATTTATTCTTATAACGTCTGTTTTAGTTATAGGTGAAGTAGATTTAGTTAGTTCCCAGTACATACGCATCATTATAGCATCAGCATAGTCTGGTGAATGTCATAATCTTTTCTTCATATCTTCCTTGCTTTCCAACTTAATCTTATTGTCATTATCCACATCCTTTATCAATATATTATCTAGTTCATTTTCTATTCTCTCCTTAATCTCCCCTGAGGTATCTATACGCATATTCCTTTTCTCCATAAGATACTTCAACTTAAAATAGCATTGTGTCTTTAGGTTAGAGAAATTTCTTACCTCATCAGCCTGTTTTATAGGACTGCTATTATTTACAAAGTTAACACATCCTCTTAGTTGGTCTGCTACTCATCCTCATACTCCATCACTATCTATACAAATATTACTCCTCCTACAATTGTAATAACTTTCTAAATCTTTTATCACCGCTACAGTTTGGTCTGTAGTTTGTCATTGATATGTTCTTACTTCTACTCCTTTTAGTCATTTTCGCACTATAATTATAGTCTTATCTTCTCATAGCCTTGCCACATCACAACTTATATAAGTCGTATTGTCTGGTTCTATATTGGCTGTAAATAAGTCTGCTATTTCATCCCATCTAAATAGCTTTCCTGGTGTATCATCGTAGTCAAAGTTTCCATACAATAGTCTTTGTTTCGTTATCTCATCACTCCTTTCCAATTGCTGTATATAGCTTTCTGGTATATATGGATTATCTCATACAGTTGCCCTTACAAATTTCCTATGAGGTGGTAAAGTTCCATCCTTTCGTGGTTTATAATAGTCGTTGTATACATGTCATTTGTTAGGATTGAAACACTCTAGAAACTTAGGACATTTCTTTATGGTTTTTTCTTCACCTGTTAAACTATCCACAATTGTAAATGTGTTTTGTCTTCCTATCCTAGTCTTTAGCATAGCTATACCTTTAGCATCTACTTCGTTTGCTTCATCTATAAATGCTCCTGTAAGTTCCAGACTTCAAAACCTAGTCCATTCTGTATCCGATGTTTGTGCTGCACAATCTAGTAATAATATCTCACTACCATTTGGAAATTTAATAGTATTAGTCTGTCCATTAAGTTCTCATCGCCACTCTTTTGGTATATTATAGAACTTTAACATCTTCCAATAAGTTGCTAATGTTGTTCTCCTTAGGTTTATTAATTCCTTTCTTCATATTACCCATCTACTTCAAGGCAATTCCAAACAAGCAGAAAAGATGGCAAATACTCATAACCAAGACTTTGCTCATCCTGCAGCTCAACCAAATCAGATTTCTGTTGTAGTGTCATCCATCCAGTAGGTTAAAGCCTCTGCTTGTTTTTCTGTGGGGACAAACTCAATAAACATCTACTTTTTCTTACTAAAAGAGATTTTCTTCTTAGGTGTTTCAGGTATCTCTACCTTTACCTCTTTCTTAGGTTCTTCCTTTTTTTCTTCAGGAACCTTAGCCATTAATTCTTTAAGCCATTCAATCATCTCTAAGCTTCTAATGTTGTTTCTCCATTCAAGCTCTTTGATTTTTTCTTCAATGGCTTTTTTGATTTCTTCTGTCATCACTCTGTTGGTAAAATATAAAATCTATGTAAATCTGCTATTACACCCTCTATCTGTATCCTTTGTACTGTAGAAAATGTATTACAGATTTTCACCAATTGATTATTTATTTCCTCCCAGTTATCTGTTCAGAAATACTCTTTAACTTTATCTGGCCTATTCCTCCTATGATATTTCACACACTTAACTAGGTCATCTTTAAAGTTCTTATATACCTCATTTAGTGTCATCTTAGGTATCTTCATCTTTGTCATTGGTATCTATCATAATTAGGGTCTAAAGCTTCTATCTTATCTGCCACGAAGTCGTGAAACTCCTGCAGGTTAAAATCTTTGTATCTAGGTGGATTTTCTTCATCGTAATCTTGTGTTGCCATAAATTCACAGAGTACCAGTTCAGCATTCTTGTACTCCTTTTGCTTAACAGTTATTGTTTCAGCAATTTTTATCTTTGGCATAGTACACTTGACATTTTGTTAGAAATAAAATCTGAGCCTATTTTCTAAGTCCGTTTTCCCTACGGAGCAACTTTGCCTTTTCCCAGTTCTCAACTACTAGGCATTATTTTCAATGTTTTTGTTACTGTCAATAAGATTTCATCACATAACTATGTGAATTCACTCTATTTTCTCTGTATTCATGTTCTCATTCTTTGAATAAGTAGTAGGTAGTCACATCTCTGTTCTTATTATCTTTATAGTTCTTTCTAAATCCACTAGGTCTAAATCCTTATCCATCATTTGTTTTATTACTTTAATCACAGCATTCTTCTTCGCTATAGATAACTGCTCCATTGGTATCTCTAATCACTTAGCCTGTTTGTTAGCATTATCCATTAATGCTTTTTCTAATATTTTGTTTTTATATTCTATTTTGTCCTTTTGCCATCACCTGGTATTCTTGTTCATAGTTCAATTTCGCTTTCATTGACCAAATTTTGACTCCATAAAAACCTTGGCTTCATCATAGTCACTTTGAAAGAATTCAAGCTTAAGAGCTGGTCGGTCATATTTATTTTTCATTTTTCTTAGGGTTAGGATAAATTCATCTTAAGTTACAACAATCATTAGGATTTGGATTAAATTCCTTTTTCCAATAATTGAGATGTTTATGGTCGAAGTCACATACAGTGATTTCTTTTATTTTAAACTCTTTTATTAGTTCTTTTTTTCTCTCAAAGCTCATATGTCTATAGCCTTGATAAGATAATGGATAGTCTTTATCATCAATAAACTCTCCAAACCATTTCTTTATCCAATGATTTACCCTTAGAAATTCTATAAGCATTTTATCACACTTTATCTTATTGAATTCTTTAGGGTATGCTAATCATGGTATAAATGGACTTAGTCTTATTTGTACATCGTATCACAATCTTTGTAGTTTTTCTATTGCCTTTATTCTATCACTTGGTTTTGGTGCTTTCTCATATTTAGCACATAATTCATCATCAGTTGTTGTTAATGTGATTTGTATATGAGCTAAATCTTTATCTAATACTTCTAAGTACTCATCAGTAGCTATTAAATCTGATTTTGTTAACAATAGATATGGCTTTCTATAGTAGTTAAATGCTTTTAGTACATTATAAGTTATCTTGTGAATTTTCTCTACAGGTTGGAAACAATCTGTCATTCATCATAGCCTTGTTACCTGTCAATCTGGTATCTGTTTTGCTATTATTTTGTATGCCTCTTTTAGGTCTATGAATTTTGGATTTTCTGGATGTCGTAGTCATCTAAAGTCTAATAAAGCTCTTGCATAACAATAAGAACAATTATGAGAGCATCATTGACCATAAGTATCTAATCTGTTATTATACAAACATAAGTCCTCTACTGCCTCGTTATATAAGCTTCAGAATTTCTTTATCTTGGTCATTACTTCTTCCATTTCTCAGATAAAATCATAGGGAAGGCATAAGTGTATAGCATCTTATGATGTATTCTTCTATTTACATTTCCCATAGTACATATCTTACAACAACTTGGTGCTACTATTACTGTATAGAATGATTTTACATAGGTTCATCTATCTAGATAAATGTCTGTTAATCATCCTGCATTTTGCTGTGTTAATCATTGAATTAGTGCTACCTTTTGTACTGTTAAGAATAAATCTCATTTTACTCCATAGTAGGTATAAGTAGTCACATCATCATTCATTGTTCATCTATACCAGAATCTCCTTTGTTGTGATAGTAAAAAGCTATTCATTACTTTCCTCTTAGGTCATTTCACTAATGCATTTCATACTCATCCTATAAAGTCTCATGCTTGTCACATAGCTATACTTTTAAATGGTGTCTTCTTATAAAACTCAAGCATACAATCTAATATGTAGTCTAAGTTCGTTATGTTCTTAGCCTTTAGCTTTCATCCTTGTGGCCATCTAAAATTGAATGTTGTATAGTCATCATCAAATACTCGGAAATATTCATAGCCACATTCCCTTGCTATATCCCATATAGCATTACGAGCATACAATACAGTCTTCATACTCTTAAAACTATCAACTGTATCTGTTTTTTCCCAATATTCCTCCTTGTTGAATACCTTAACAGAGTTTCCGTACTTCTCCTTGTACTGTAAAAGACTCTCATCGTCATCACTACACACGATGAATATTTCCCCCGTGTATCAATGCCTCCTTAAAGCATCTATAGTTTTAACATTATCGGACCTACCAAAGCTTGGTATAAAAATGGCATACTCTTTTTTAGTTGTCTTCATCCTCGTTTATTTCTCATCTAAATTGATTTAATAATAATGTGTATCCATCCTCTATCGCTTTATCAAAATCTATAATCACGAGTGCATTGTCCTCAAATAGTTCTTGTATTTCCTTTGGAGCATTAGAATAATACTCAGCTATTTTCTTATAATTGAATTGTATATGTCTTGTGCTTGCCTTAAGTAGAAAATCTTTTATCTCATCTGGTAGCTTGGTATTGTTTATTTTTTCCACTAACTCATCATACTTGTCTGTCTTTATCATTTCCTCTATATCCACTTTTTCTCCTGTTGGTTCGTATATTGGCGTGTCTGTCTTTGTTGTATATCCATTCTCTCCATCCTCATAGTCCTCTGGGTTGAATTCATCTATATCTAATTCTGGAAACAAATCTCAGGCAGTAAGCTCTAAATCTCAGAAATTCATATCAGGTAGACTTTCCAATTCTAGTCTTAAATTGGCAAGGTCATATTCACTCTCATTCAACTTGTTATCCAGTATCCTTAGTTTCTTTATCTGTGCCTCTGTAAGTCCAGACATCAAAGTAACAGGCACTTTATCCAATCATAGTTTTTGTGCTGCCAAAAGTCTTCAATGTCCTATGATAATTACATTATTGTCATCTATCACTATTGGCTGTGTCCATCCAAACTCTTTGATACTATTTGCTATTCTGTTTACCTGTACCTCATCGTGTATCTTATTGTTGAATTCATAAGGTATTAGCTCCTCTACTTTTTTCTCTATAATCTTCATTGATATTAATAAAAAATAAAACTATCTTAGCTCTCTAAAATAGGCTATTGTCTTTTTAAGTCATTCCTCTAATGTTACCTTAGGTTCTCGTCAAAGCATTTTTTTGGCAAGCTCATTGTTGGCTTTTCTCATACAAGGGTCATCCTTAGGCAATTCCCTATATACCAACTGGCTTTTTGATTCCGGAATAAGTTTTAGCACAAGCTCTGCTAATTCGTTCATTGTAAACTCGTATTGTGTTCCTATGTTTACAGGTCCAAAGAAATCTTTATCATTTCTCATCATGGCTATCATACCATCCAATAGGTCATCTATATATTGGAAACTCCTTGTTTGCTCTCCATCACCATATATAGTCAAGTCTTCATTATGTAAAGCCTCCCATATGAAATTACTCACAACACGACCATCATCTTTTCTCATTCATGGTCCATAAGTATTGAATATCCTTATCACCCTACAATTATGGTAGTTCTTGTTGTATTCATACATGATAGTTTCTGCTATTCTCTTTCATTCATCATAACAAGCTCTTGGTCATACCGTTTGTACATTTCCCTTATAATCTTCTTTTTGGGGGTGTTCTAGTGGGTCACCATATACCTCACTTGTGCTTGCCTGTAATACTAAACTTCTTCCCTCTGAGAAATCTAATATATTCTGCATTCATAATGTGCTTGTTTCAAGTGTCATAAGTGGACTGCTTTGATAGAACACAGGACTAGCAGGACAAGCAAGGTTATATATCTCATCAAAGTCATTGTCTAGCCAATGTAGTGGACTTCTAATATCTGCTATATCATAATCAAAATTCTCAAATTCATCAAGATACTCAAGGTGCTTATATTTTCCACTAAATAGATTATCTATACCATGGACTTCTTCTCCCTCTTGTAGAAATCTTTTAGCAAGATTAAAGCCTATAAATCAGGCAACTCCTGTGATTAGTATTTTCCTCATTATATTACAATTAAAGTAAAGAAATAAATTCATCTCATAACACATCCTTGATTATGTCTACCTGTTTGTTTGTATCTATATTTAGCTTAGCATTATATATCTCCATGGCCTCTAATAAAAGACTTCAATATCATGCGGCTTCACCTGGGTCACCATACATCTCATGAAAGCTTGCCATATCTTTAGGGAAACAATGTCCATTAGCTCATCTACCTCATTCAAATACCACCTGTAAATGTGCTGGTCATATCCTATCATCTTTACCTGCTATGTTCTTAACATTCTCATAGTCAACACCATACTTCTCACAACAATCATAAATCAAATTTGCCATAAGTATCTTAGCTGTAAGTAAGAAATTAGAGGCATATTTTCACATTTCACTTTCCTTAGCAGTACAATATATGTTACCATTTGTAGCTTCTGGTAGAATGTTCATAATATCTGGTGCAAATGGTTTACTTAACTCCGTAAATCAAACTATATTTCTACTTGGCTTATCTACATCACCTTTAGCATTTCTCTCCGTTAGAAATTCAGCACTATGGAAGAAGTATCTATCAGGATATTTCTCCTGGAAATAATCTGTTGTCCCACATAATACAGTACTCTTAATCACTATCTTTTGTCCTGCTACTGTGTTTTCTAAAGCACTTTCTAAAACACTTCTAACAAATTTCCTGTTCTTTGTTGGTGTAGGTACAGCGACAAATACTATATCACAGGCTTGTACATCTTTAAGATTGTCTTTATACTCCTTCTCAAGAGAATATTGAGCAATCTCAAATCATCTTTCTTTAAAATTTTTGGCCATATTGCCACCAATAAACCCTGTACCGATAAATCAAATCTTTGGCATTGTATTGTGGTTATTGATTAAAATACTTTGTCTTATATAATTTATCTACCTTTTGAGTGTAATACTCTATCATCTCTAAGAATTGTGGTGTTGGTATCTTATACACCTGTGCTTTTTTGTTTATCATCTCATCCACCTTCTTTATCCCATAGGTATTCTGCATCCATCTTGTATATAAGATGTAGTTACCATGGAGTATCACATTACACCTCATACAACCTGCGTGGCAATTATCTTCATCGTATCTATATCTCCAACATCCTCTTGATATGAAATGCATATTTTGTGCCTGTTTCCAGTTTACCCTAGCTCAACATAATGGACATACAACAATTCACTCCTTAGTGCTATCTCTTAGCCTGATAAATGTGGAGAAAATACTATCCAATTGCTTAACATAATCTTTCCTTGTGAGCTTTTTTGTTTTTCTTCTCATTAAAAAAGAGCGTTAGATAAACAAAGGTATCCAAGGCCCTACAAAATTCATATAGCTTTATGTCGGTTGTAACTTATTGTAAAGTATAAAAATTACAAATCATTTTTTCTATCTTCAAGACATTCCTTATGGAATTTTATATAGTCTTCATCATTTGGTTCTAATCTAAATCTTACCTTTTCTGGAAATTTATCTCTATTCTCAAAGAAGTAGTCTATCTCCTGTTCTGTACACCATGTATCTTTTCAATATCTCTCCATGGGGTCAATATACTTCACTGCTAAGTGCCAATTTTCACAATCGTGTAAATCTCTACCTATCGTTATATTGGCATCTTCTGGTAGCCTTTGAAGTTCTTTGATTAAGTCTTTTACTAGCATTTTTATATATGTTAAGTTATAAACTACATCGTTCTTTTAAATCCCTATCATAGAAATAGCCATTGTCACTTAACTCGTTTTCTATTTCTTCCATTAGTTCATCGTTATCTTCATCATATTCTTCTTCATCTCTATCCATTTGATATATGAAATAATCTTTATAAGTTCATTTCTCTCAATTAACCAACCAGTTGTCTATAATAACCCAAGCACTATCATATACTCAACTCTCGCAACATAACTCTACAAGTGTATCAATTGCTTTATCGTGTATCTCACATCACCATCTATCTTTTACATCATCGTATCTATCATATAAGGCTTGTTCTATAAAATCTATACTAGCAGGTACTGTTCTTGTTTCTCTCATTTTGATTTCAATAATAACTAAAACTAATCTACTGTTTTTAAGTAGTATTTTAGGTCTTCACCTTTTAGGTTGGTGCAACACCAATCATGAGCTTCTTCCCAAAGGTCACAATATAATTGTGAATAGTCATTCCTACCATGGTCGGACCAATACCAAGCTTTCCAATTAAGTACAATCACAAACTCTGTTAGGTATTGTAGGTCATCCTTCCAATGCTTGAATACCCTTTTGTATGTATCCCTTATACCATTTTCTCCAAAACGGTCTGCTATAGTAAAATCATCTCGGAATGTTGATTCTAATCTATCTATCATTTGTGTGTGATTGTTAAGAATTAAATGTTATAATACTCCTTCATATGAGTAAATTCCTCCATACAATAGTCCCTTGTTTCCAAACTTAACTTGTTGTATAATTTCCTTTGATTTTCTAAATCAAACATATTGATTAAGACATAGTAGTCTTTAGGGTTTGTTATGCGTTTCACATAATCTACCTTGCTTTTGTAGTAGTCCCCAGGCCTATCTTTATAGTTCTCCCAAACAGATAGACTTGCTTTTTTAAGCTCCTCAAACATTTCTTTTCCCATGGTTGTGTGTGAATAAGAATAAAAGTGTCATATTGACAATGCATTTTATAACTATCCACTGATAAGTGTAAATAGGAGTCTAAGAAAAGTCTAGGTATGACCTAGAATTATATGAAAATCGCCAAGCATATACCTATTATCAATATGAGTATTAATGAGAATATATAACAATATCTATATTTATCAGCTAGAGCTTCCCAAAATTCTATCTCAAACTTATATAATTCTAAAAGCTTTAAAGCATTTTTATATTTATCCTTATAATTTGGTCTCATATGTATATTCGTTAGGTTGTAAATCACCACTACCACTAATTGATAGCTCGTGTTTTATCCATATAAAGAAAGTAACAATGACTATCACAAATAGCCACGTTAATCTAGTTAATCGTTTATCCATAGTATCTATTTTAGATTATAAAGCACAGTCCCTCATCATCTGAGCAAAATCTTTGTCCTGTTCTTCTTGCTCTACTATATCTTCTCATAGTACCAATCTTCTGATTGTAGGGTTTTTCTCATTCTCTAGGCATAGCACCTTTCGTACGCATTGTCTGCATTCTGCGATTGGCACTTCACTAGTCCTTGCAAACTTCCTCATAGGGTTTCTTCATACTAGTGGCTCTAGGTAGTCTTTATTCTCTGGTGGCATTCTACTTTAGAATAGAAGTTAAAAATCTGATTGGCTCATCTTGTATGCTTAGTAGCATTAGTAAAGTTTCTTCTCTTGTGTATTTGTCTCCAAATCACATATTAGACAGCTTTCATACTTTGCTTATGTCTACCTTATTATTCTCTACTAACCATTTAATAAATCAGAATTTCTTACTACATATAACCATAGCCTCATCTTGCATAGTCCATCATTTATGGTCTGTGACATCATCATAACAAAATAACCATCAACTGTCTTTTTCTAATTCAAAAGTATAATATAAGTCTGATTTATTATATTTTTCTACATATTCATTCAATAACTCTATAAGTTTTCAGTAGTCCATTGTTATAAACTTAATAAATAAATCTGATTACTCTCAATGTAATAATTCCTCAAACTCTATAATTCTATGTTCTAATTTCTCCTCATATAATTGGTGGTCTTTTATTGTTTCTTTCAGCTTTTTATTTTCTTTACAAAGAACATCTATGTCTTTCTTATGATTTTCTATAAGCTCTCAATTATATTCTTTCAGCTTTTTATTTTCTTCTTCTAACTCCTCGTTCTTTGCTTTTTCAGTTTTATATTTTCATTCCATATTCCAAAATCTCCTCAAACTAACATATTCTTTTCAATTTATTTGTGTATACCGTGTTGTCATTTTCTCCATAGGTAAATAATATAAAAGTCTGATTAAAAGAATATAGGTCATCAACCATAAGGGTATCAAGGACTAGGTAAATTTCATTTCCTTAGTAAATCTATTTCCTCCCTCATTCTATTATTTTCATTTTCTAGTCTAGCTTTCTCTAGCTCTTGTCTTAACTCTGCATTCTGTCTTTTAAGTTCTTCTAGTTCAGATTTTTCTTCTTTTTTAGTCATCTCCATAGGTATAATAATATAAAAGTCTGATTAGTCTTCTCACATTAGCTTAAAATATAAATTCTTATTGATTATGTAGTTTAAACTTTCTCCTATATACACCTCTACTAGATTACTTCCAGTCCTAAATCTGAAGTTCACCTTGTCTCTAGCTCAGTATAGAACATCTGTAAGTTCTTCTAGCACTTCTTCATCCGTGAAAGTCTTTGGTTTCCTTTCTCACTCAGGTGGCATTTCTAGTGGTGGCATTGTGTCTATAATAAGTAAAATAAAAATCAAATGGTCTGCTTGTTTCGTGATTGATTTCTTCATCAACCCTTTTACGACAGTAATCACATCGTAAATCTGATTTCTTCTCTATTGGACTTCAACATCTCCTACATCTATTCATTATTATTGTACAATTTAAAAGTTTGATATTCCTTAACTAATTTATCTAACCTTTTACTTATTTCCCTAGCCTCATCTCATTCAGCATTGCAATATTGTTCCTGTAATTTGTTTATCATATTCTCATACTCCACACAGAATGCCCTAGCCTCATCCTCTGTATACCTTATCTTTATATCCTCATCTAGTTTAGTATTCTTTTGTGGTATTACTGTTGGCTTATATACCATTCTCACTCTAACTGGTTTCTTTTCCCTTTCTATAGTTATTGGTCAGGTTTGTATAGCTCTTTCCTTACTCCAACCCTGATACAGTCTTTGATAAAATCTACTCCTAGGTAC